GACAAGATTTAATGAAGGGTGCTGCACTAGCCTACACTAGAAAGAAAGCTGTAGGTTCGGGTGGTAAAAGACGACTAACGAAGATCAAAAGGAAAGGATCAACAGGTGCTAGAGTATGAAGAATGTTAAGGAGACTTATGAAGGTGGTCAACTCAAGGGACTGTATGAACAAGGGTTTTCCCATAGGGAATCCTACCTTAACAGGGCTAGAGAGTGTGCTAAACTAACGATACCTACCTTACTAAAAGATCAAGGGTCAAACTGGGCCACCACTTTTCAAACGCCATACCAAAGTATAGGAGCAAGAGGTGTTAATCATTTAGCAAGTAAACTTTTGTTGACTCTTCTTCCACCCAACTCACCATTCTTTAGACTAACCATTGATGACTTTGATATAGAAGAGTTAGTCGGGCCAGAACAAAGGGGTGCAGTTGAAGAAGGGTTTGCAAAGATTGAACGTGCGGCAATGAATGAGATTGAAACTGAAGCCTATCGTGTTCCTGTATTTGAAGCATTAAAACATTTAATAACCACAGGTAACTGCCTTCTCTATCTTCCTGAAGATGGAGGTATGCGTGTGTTCCACTTGGATAGGTACATTGTTAAGAGAGATCCAATGGGGAATCTTCTTTATCTAATAACTAAAGAATCACTAGATGCAAAGACTGTACCAGAAAATGCAAGAGTAGCTCTAGGGCTTCCTTCACCACAGGAACTTTCCCCTGAGTCTCCTGACAAGCCCTATGAGCTATTTACTTATGTATGTAACAAAGGCAAGTACTGGCACATACATCAAGAAATAGGATCTACCATCATCCCCGAATCCTTCGGCAAATTTCCTATTGATAAGAACCCCTTCATTGCACTCCGCTTTAGTAGAGTTGATGGAGAGTCTTATGGTCGAGGATTAGTAGAAGAATACCTTGGGGATTTAAAATCACTTGAAGCATTATCTAAAGCTATTGTGGAAGGATCTGCGGCTGCTTCCAAAGTTTTATTCTTAGTTAGACCTAATGGTACTACTAGGATAAAGACGATAGCTGATGCACCAAGCGGTGCTATAGTGCAAGGTGATGCAAATGATGTATCCACATTGCAAGTCGATAAGTTTAACGACTTTAGGATTGCACAGGATATGTTAAGAGACATACAAGAAAGGTTAGCTGCGGCTTTCCTTCTTAATTCCTCTGTTCAAAGGAATGCTGAAAGAGTGACAGCAGAAGAAATACGTTTCATGGCACAAGAACTAGAGAGTGCTCTAGGCGGTGTCTACTCTGTTCTCTCTCAAGAGTTTCAGCTACCACTAATTAATATTCTTCTTGGTAAAATGGTTAAGCAAAAGAAGATGCCTAAGTTTCCAAAGGAAGCAGTCAAACCACAGATTGTAACTGGTATGGAAGCACTAGGTCGTGGTCAAGACTTGAATAAACTATCTCAATTCTTAGAATACCTAGCTCCACTAGGGCCAGAAGTGTTAGCACAAAAGTTAAACATTGATGACTACATGGATAGACTAGGTGCATCTCTTGGTATTGACACAGGTGGTTTAATTAAGACTGATGAACAGATTCAACAGGAACAAGCAGAAGCCCAACAAGCACAGCAAGCACAGATGGAGCAAGCACAGCAAGCTCAGACGCAAGCTGATTTTATTAAAGGAGCAACGCCAAATATGGTCAAGGGTATGAATGAGCAGATGGCTAACAATCCTGAGATGGCTCAACAAATGCAAGAAGCTATGTCACAACAGATGGGTAATGCATAATTAACACACAGTAAGAAGGAAACACAATGACAGAAGAAGTTCAAACATATGAAGGAGAAGGTACAAACCAAGTAGGCTCACCAGAACATGTGCATAACATGTTTGCTAAGATGGAGGAGCCTATACAACCTAGTGACCAACAAGAAGAATTGTATGTCAGAGATGATGACAGACCTGAGTGGCTTCCTGAAAAGTTTGGTTCTGCTGAAGAGTTAGCACAAGCATACAAACAATTAGAACAACAATTCCACTCAACAAATGAGGAGAGTCAATTAACTGCGGAGCAAGAGAGATTTAAAAATGAGGAAGCTCCAGAAATACTGAAGACTACTCCATCTCAAGTACATAAACTACTTGATGATAAGGGATTAGACTTTAGTGTATTTCAAAATGAGTACAATGAGACAGGTACTCTATCTCAAGAAGCAATAAAGGCTCTTGACGATCAAGGAATATCTGAACAAATGGTTTCCACTTGGTTAAAAGGTCAAGAGGCTGTAGCAGAACAAGCTGTTGAACACCTATATAAAGAGGTAGGTGGAGAAGAAAATTATAACTTGATGATGGGTTGGGCAGCCGACAACCTACAACCTTGGGAAGTTGAAGCCTATAATAAACAGATTGAAAACCTAGATGCAAATACTAATTTTGCTGTACTAGGTATGCAAGCTCGCTATCAGAATTCGGTGGGTATACCACCAAACCTAATGTCTGGTGATGTGGGAGAGGACATAGCTCCTCGCTTTGAATCACTAGCAGAACTTACTTCGGCAATGAGCGATCCGAAGTATGAGAAAGATCCAGCTTATCGTGCACGTGTGGCACAGAAGTTGCGTTTTTCAAACGTGCTCTAACAAAGAAACAAAGGAAGACCAAAAAGTAAGACGTAGCCCTATGCGTAGGACAACTCTGTACCGAACTTTGTGAGACCAAGATTTCTGAGTTATTAATCAATAACCCTTAATCTAAGGAAAAACAATATGGCACAAGACTATACCGCAATTCATAGGTCTGGTGTGGATAATGCAACGACTGGATCTACTGGTCAAGGTCGTGCATTATTCCTAAAGTTGTATGCAGGAGAAGTGCTTACAGCGTTCCAATCTAAGAATATCATGATGCCTTTGCATCGTGTGCGAACAATATCAAAAGGCAAGTCGGCCTCGTTTCCGATGACAGGTAAGTATCGTGATGCTTCTTACCATACACCGGGAGCCGAGATAGTACCAACTGCTGCCAAGCAAGGTGAGAGAATCGTTTCGATTGATGACCTGCTAGTTAATGCTCAGTTCATTCCGAACATTGACGAAGCAATGTCTCATTATGACATACGTTCTATCTACACCCAAGAGGCAGGATTTGGTCTCGGCAAAGTTGCTGACCAAAATATCTTGAGGCTTGCAATTAAAGGTGCTTTGTGTGAATCGTCAGCAATGGCAGTTCTCAGTGCAGGTGCACCAATGATTCAAGAGTACTCAGCATTTGCAGATGAAGACTTCACCCAGAATGTTGTCATTGGGGCAACTGCTGGAACAGGTACAGATATAGCTGCATCTCGTGATCCTAAAGCAATAGCTCAAGCGATCATGGATGCGAAGCGTATCTTAATGAATGCAGATGTACCCGGAGAACCCTTCGTTGTTTTAAACAATGATACATATTTCGATATGTTCAAGGTTTCTGGAACAAGTAACCTCAACGACCTAGCAATATTCAACCGGGATCTTGGTGGAACTGGTAGCGTTGCAACAGGACAAGTACCTACAATCTTAGGTATGCCTGTGTACGTGACTAACCACTTGGGTTCGTTTAGTGTTGGAACTAACACCTGGAATTCGTCTTTATGGACGATTGCAAGTAACGTAGGTCAACATAAGACAACACCAAATCCAGCATGGGGTTCAGACCAACCTCTATTGGGTGAGTCTTATCGTACTACTCAGTATGACACAGGTAGTACTAACCATGCAGCTTGGACTTCAGAAGTTGCTAACAATGGTGCAAATGCCGCAGCAAGAATTACATCCATAATTTCTGCTGTTGCACAACGTGTCATTGGATTAGTAATGACAATGGACACAGTTGCTACTGTTAAGTTAATGGATCTTTCAGTTGAATCGGAATACCAAATCAACAGACAAGGTACGTTAATGGTGTCTAAGTACGCAATGGGTCACAACGTGTTGAGACCTGCAACTGCGGTTGCTTTGATTCAAGGTTTATAGAGTCAAGGTAATTCTTTAGGGAGTATCCTTTAGCTAGGGTGCTCCCTTTTTTTTACTACATTAGAAAGGTAACATGAGTCTAAATAGAATGACTGAACTAGAGGCAGTCAATACCATGTTGGTAACGATTGGAGAACAGCCAGTTTCTAGTTTAGATAACTTAGCAGGACTTCAAGATGCCAGTATTGCCAAACAGATACTCTCTAACATCTCACGTGCAGTACAATCTAAAGGGTGGGTATTCAATTTAGATCTACAAGTTACATATACACCAGATGCAAATGGGGAAATTAATTTAGGATCAAATGTTCTACGGATTGATACAACTTCTAAAGTTAGAGGTACAACTAAAGACATAGTTGAACGAGGTGGTAAACTGTATGACAGAGAGAAGAACACAAGTATATTCACAGATTCAGTAAAGGTGGATAGAGTAATCGTTTTAAACTTTGATGACTTACCAGAGGTTGCACGAAGATACATAGCAATTAGATCTGCTCGTGTGTTCCACGACAGGGTAGTGGGATCAGGTGAGTTACATAATTTCTTTCGTGAGGATGAACAAATGGCATGGTCTGAACTTTTAGAGTATGAAGGAGAGGTAGGAGACTACACCATCTTTGATGACTATGATGTATACAGGATAATAGAAAGAGATACAGGTAAGTCAAGACAAACTACAACACCAACAACATAGAATGGCACTAATTTCAGGAACAATTCCTAGTTTAATCAATGGAGTATCACAGCAACCCGCAACACTTAGGTTGCCAACACAGGGTGAGCTACAAGAGAATGGATTGTCTCACATTGCAAGAGGACTAGAGAAGAGACCATGTACTGAACACATAGCTGTTACTGGTGTAACATCAAACAATAGTAATGATGTATTTATCCACACAATCAGGAGAAGTGAGGATGAGGCATATGCCCTAATCATTAA